GATGACAAGACTAGACCTATCTGTAAAGCAATGCTTGCTGCAGGCTCTATGACAGCAGAGGAGGTTGAGAGGCGTTTCCCTGGAGCCTTGGTTGATGGCGGTGGTATCAACTGTAGAGGTTCCTGGGAGGCAGTATCTGTAGATAAATCTGTGCAAGGTAGGGCGCAGAAACAAGTTGATAAGTTTAAGAGACCACCGATAACCATAAAAGAGTACTATGAAAATAGAAAAAGCTCTTAAAAAAGCTGCTAAGGTTCCCAAGAAATTCCATGCACAGCTAGGCAAGATGCTTATGTCTGATGTCAAGAAAGAAATCAATAGTGGTAGAGATGTGCATGGTCAAAGATTTACTCCTCTAACTCCTAAGTATAGAAAATACAAACGCAAGCAAGGTGGTACTGGTAGAGCTGATATGAAACTAACAGGTAAAATGCTTAATTCAAGTTATTTCAAAGCACCTAAAATGACAGGTGCAAATTCATGGAAGGCTACAACAGGTAACACAAAAGAAGGTATCAAGATACTTGCGCATTCTGACAAGATTAAGATGCCAAAAGGACTGCCTGTTAGACCTATTATAGGTAATCAACCAAAGGATGATGTAGTCCATCCTAAGTTAAAGAAGGAGTTCCTAAGGGTTTATTCAGAAAGACTTTTTAGGACAATATCTAAAATACCAAAAAAGGAGTTTCTATGAGCAATCAAGAAACTGTTCAGAACGAACAAGAAGTAGTGGTAGAACAGCCACAAGAGCATACCGATGAACAGCACGAAGTTGGTAAGCTTATTCAAGAGTCGAAGAAATATCGCTCTCGTGCGCAGGAAGCTGAAATAAAAGCGAAAGAACTCGAAAACAAACTCAAGTCCATTGAAGAGACGAAGCTCAAAGAACAAGAGCAGTGGAAGGAACTTGCAGAAAAATACGAGACTGAAAACAAGCAATTATCAGCCATGGCAGAGGAAGGACAAAAATTACAAGAGTCCATTCGTCAAGATCTTTTAGGTCAGCTCTCTGATGAGGATCGTGAATTTGCAGATGACTTGTCTACGGACAAACTTCGCAAGTTCGTTAATCGGTCAAGTGTAAAGAAGAATGTCGTAACAAACGAATCGGCTCCAGGACAGATGCCACCTACAGGTAAGAATCCATTTACGGAAATGACACCTGAAGAACGCAAGAAGAAGTGGAGTTCGGTTCTTGATAGATATAGGAGCTAATTAAATGGCTAACATTACCACGACAACGGCTGCCAATTTCATCCCTGAAATATGGTCAGACGGAGTCAAAAACTACTTAGAGCGTAAGCTCGTCTTTGAACAGCTTGTTGATTCAAGTTACTCAGAGTTAGTGAAAGGTCGAGGAGACACATTTCACATACCTAAGCTAGCTGAAAGTTCAGATGCTGCAAAGTCCGCAGGCAGTGCAGTAACCTTTTCTGCTGACACTCATGGTGAGTCTCAGTTAACCATCGATCAGCATCGTTACGCTGCAAAACTTATTGAAGATATTGCTTCAGTCCAAGCCAACCCAGGTTTGCTTGAGAAAGAAGTAAGCACAATGGGTTATGCTTTAGCAAAGACAATGGATGCTTTCATTGAGAGCAAAATTGAAGCTGCTACCACAAATGGTGCTTCTCTTGCTGCTGACAATGTTATCACCGCTGCTGAACTTAGAGCAGGTATGAAGACCCTTATGGAAAATGACGTACCTGTTGATGAGTGTAACTTAGTTGTTTCACCTGCATTGTACACTTCCTTACTTGGAATTGCTGACTTTGTAGATGCTTCTAAGTATGGCGCAGGCGCACCTGCTGCTACTGGAAACATTGGTAGACTTTACGGAATGCCAGTATTCACCAGTACTGTCATGGGTTCTAGCGGAACCACAGGTGTTGAAGTTGGATACATCGTTCACCCATCAAGTGTGAACTTTGCTAGACAGCTTGAGCCAAGAGTACAGTCAGAGTACTCAGTAGAGGACTTAGGAACCAAAGTTGTTTCTGATGTTCTTTATGGAGCAGTTACAACTTTTGAAGGTCGTATCTACGAATTCAGAAATCCGTAACAGTGATTAAATATGGGGGCGGTCTTCTGATCGCCCTCATACCACAAACGAGGGATTATGCCTACCTTTGATTATCAATGTAAAGATTGTAAATATATCTTCGATGAATTTGTAATGTTAGGTGATGACGAGCCTGACGTATGTCCAGAATGTGGCGAGGATATTAAAAAGATTATTACTAAATTCCCTGGAGTTAAAAAACTTATCGGAGGAGATGACAGGTTTGATGAATATGGTCAAACTTATGAATTTGGTCCAGAGTTTGCAGGAT